TTATTTAAAGTATAAATATTCTAAATTATTAGACTTAAAAAGCACTGATGAATTAGTTTTGAAATGTGCGTTAATTGCTATTGAAGAAATGATAAAAGAACCGAGAATGTTTGATAGCGAACAAGTAAAATATAGTGACGGTTCATATGCGCGTTCGTATTATGAAGTCCCGAATAAATTTTGGCAACAAGTAAAACACGAAGTAGAAAAGTTATGATAGTATATTTTCAACCTAAAGGAATAAGAAAAGAATTTTGCGAAGTAGGAATGATTTCAGAAACAGACCCTAATTATATTTGGTACTTAGATGAGCCTTGCAAAGTGTTAATTACTGAAGTAAAAATAATACAACCTGAAAACGTATTATATAATAACAAAACGAAGTTATATCAAGTAATAAATAAAGAAGTATGTTAGAAATGATAAAACGTAAAGCGGGTTTAAACGTAGTTTACTGGAAAATAAAATTTAGTTTAGACAACATCAAAGAAAAACACGAACATCGTACCGACTTAATTTCTTCAATGGAAAAAAGCCTAACTGAAGTAGCTGAAGCGGTGCAATATTTAAACCACGTAGATAAAATGCTGATGGCTACGAATAGACGAAACCACGAATTAGAACTTGAAAACATAATGTTAAAACAAGAAAATAAAAGCCTAAAAATAAATGTAGAAAAATTAATAGATGGACTATAAAAACTGTTTTACTTGTAAGCAAGAACTACCGTTAAATGCTTTTAACCCTTCAAGCATGAAATACCAGCTAAAGACGGATAAAAACGTAATGCGAGTATGTAAGAAATGTACTTTTTTTAAAGCAATAAAAGAACTATCAATGATAAAATACAACTTTGAAATAATGAAATTTGAAATTATAGAATTTGAAAACGCTGGAGAAGTAGCTGAATACTTTACTAAAAACAATTTGATATGAAAACACGAAAATGCAAGTATTGTAAACAACCCTTTGAGCCGTCCGTGTTTTTGCAAAAAAATTGCTTTGATTCGAATTGCGTAGCTGAATGGATAAACGAAGTAAAACAAAAGAACTGGCAAAAGAAAAAAGCGAAATTAAAAGCCGATTTAATGACCGTTCAAGACTATATAAAATTAGCTCAACAAGTATTTAATAAATATATTCGTTTACGTGATGCCGGTAATCTTTGTATATCGTGCCAAAAGAAACCCTTAAAAGAAAATGCTGGACACTTCTACAATGCAAACAATCATTGGTCGGTACGTTTTGACGAACGCAACGTACATCTTCAATGTGAACACTGCAATACATTCCTTTCGGGTAACTTAATTTACTACCGTGAAAACCTATTAAATAAAATAGGAATAGAAGAATTTGAGAATTTAAGCGCTGAAGCTATGAAAACACGAAAGTTTACGATCGAGGAACTAAAAGAAATTATAGCAACTTATAAAAAAAAATGTAAGGAATTAGAACTACATTAAAAAATTATATTAATTTTGAAGAAATAAATTAAATTAAGTATTATGAAAACAGCATTACAAGAAGCATTCACGGAATTAGAAAAGCTTCATCCGTCTTTATTTGACATTTACACCGAAAAGGGTAGGGAGTTCGTAAATAACTTTCACAAGTTTTTAGAACTTGAAAAACAACAAATAATTGAAGCGCACGGAAATAAATTGAAGAAAAGCAAAGGCGTTACGAATTACGAATATTGGTTAACTGGCGAAATGTATTACGAACAAACTTTTGAGAAATGAGTATAAAAACTTTTGAAGAACACACCAGCGAATTAACGGCTGAAGAAATGCAAATTTTGCATTTAGTAGTAAACGGTTTTAGGCACTACAAAAAGACGAACCCGATAAAAGCCGAATTAATAGTTACTCGAATGAATAACTACCTACAAGAAAACGGATATAAAATAAGGCTAACGCAACCACGTTTAAGAAAGTTAGTAAACTATATTCGTACAAATGGCTTAATTCCTTTAATAGCGACGTCACACGGGTATTTTACGAGCGATTGTAAGCAAACTATACTTGAACAAATAACAAGCCTTCAGGAGCGCGCAAATTCAATAGAACGATGCGCACAAGGTTTAAAGAAATTTTTATGAAAGTAACGGGTAAAATAGAAATAACAAACGAAGATAACATGGAGCTCATGGCACGCTATTCAGATAACTATTTTGATTTGGCTATTGTTGATCCGCCTTATGGGATTAATTATAGTGGTAGAGATGGGCAAAAAACAATTAAATATGATAATTCAAAGCAATGGGATAAAGAAACGCCAACACAATTATATTTTAACGAATTGTTTAGAGTATCAAAAAATCAAATAATTTGGGGTGCTAATTATTTTACAGAATATTTTAATTTAGGTAAAGGTATGATTTGTTGGTTTAAACATCAAAATGGTAATTTCTCTGAATGGGAATTAGCTTACACAAGTATAGGTAACGCAAAGCATTTTGATAGAAGCTATCAACAAGACCAATATAATAAAATACACCCAACTCAAAAGCCCGTTGCACTTTACAAATGGATTTTAGACAAATACGCTCAGCAAGGTGACAAAATACTTGACACTCACTTAGGCAGTGGCTCAATAGCAATAGCGTGCCATGATTACGGCTTTGAACTAACGGCTTGTGAATTAGATTTAGAATACTACGAAAAGGCGGTTGAACGAATAAACAACCACGTAGCACAATTAAAATTATTTTAAGTATTTTTTTTAAAACTATTCTTATATTAAAAATTAATATTATATTTGTAGAAAATTAAACAAAGTTATATGAAACATTTATTGAAAAGTCTGGCAGCGTTCCAGCAAGAAGTGAAAGTAATTCACAAAGCGACACAAGGTTACGGGTACTCATATTCGGATCTTCCTAAAATATTTAGCGAAATAAACCCGTTATTACAAAAACACGGATTAGGGTTTACGCAACTAATAAACACTAAAGAAGGAGTTAACTATTTAGCTACGGTAGTATTTCATGTAGAAAGCGGTGAACAAATAGAAAGCAACTGCATGATCCCGTATGTACAACTAAAAGGAATGAATGATTTTCAAAGTTTCGGTTCGGGCGTTACGTATTTTCGTAGGTATTGTTTGAGTTCAATTTTAGGATTAGTAACCGACAAAGACACGGATGCTTCAGGCGAACAAGAAAAGCCTAAAAAAGAAACGTTGGATAACAAAAGATTTACCGATGCTTTAAAAGCAATTAACGAAGGTAAAATTACTATCGAAAAGTTAAAAGAGAAATTTCAATTAAGTGAAGCACAAGAAAAAGCCTTATTGTTATGAAAATACGTTGTTCACAAATCGGTAAAATAATGACGAACCCCCGCACAAAGGGGGAACGTCTTTCGTTAACTACTAAAAGCTACATTTTAGAATTAGCAATACAAGAAAAATACGGAATACACAAAGAGTTTTGGAGTAGATACACGGATAAAGGAATTGAAGTAGAAGACGAAGCCATTAAGTTAGTAGGCGAAGTTCTAAACGTAGGCTTTATTTACAAGAATGAAGAACGAATAACAAACGAATATATAACGGGCGTGCCTGATGTAAACACGGATGTACTGATTGACGTTAAATCTTCTTGGGATGCGTTTACGTTTTTTGAAAAGGTAGTAGAAGACGAATTAAAAAACAAAGATTATTACTACCAACTTCAGGGTTATATGTGGCTAACGGACAAACAAGAGGCTTTATTATGCTATTGTTTAGTTGATACGCCTTTACAAATAGTAGAAGACGAAATTAGAAGGGAACATTGGAAACAAAACCTAATTAGTGAAAGTTCCGATTTAAGAGAGTTTGTAGAAGATAAGCATACATTCGGACACATACCTATTGAAAAGCGCGTTAAAACGCACGTAGTAAAGTGTGACGAGGATGTTATCGAAGCTATTAAAACACGAATAGAAGAATGTAACCAATATTATAACGAAATAATAGACTTAATATGAACCCCGAAGTAAACCAAGAAATACAAGACTTAAAAAAAGAACTAAAAGAAATAAAGCAATTAATAGAAGCTTTAACTGCGCTAACTGATGAAGGCGGTACGGTGAACGGAGATTCTTTAATAGTTAAAATGTTAAAAATAAAAATAAATAAAAAGTAAAATGAAACAAAAAGAAAGTGAAGTTGTAGAAATACGACAAGTAGAAAATGGTTACATGGTTCATGTAGGTTCTAAATGTGAAGTTAGAGAAATGATGGTTTTTCAATCTTTTACGGAATTGGTTAATTTTCTAAATGAAAATTTTACATTTAGAAATGAAAATCTTTGGGTAGACTTTAATAATCAAACTTCAATAGTTTTAAATACAAAATAAAAATGGAAAAAAGAGACAACAGCGGAGCGTTATTTACAAACGACAAAAAGACGAAAGAAACGCACCCCGACATGAACGGTAAAATAACAATTTTAGGACGTGAATTTTACATTAGCGCATGGAAAAAACAAAGTAACAACGGTAAAAACTATTTAAGCTTATCAATAAAGCCAGCTGAAGAACAACAAGCGAAGCCACAAAGCAATGATATTTCCGACTTTTTAAATGATTTCTAAATGAAAGCAAGTAAAATAATAGCAAATAGCGACGAGATAACGCGTAAAATGTTACGGGACTACCTACAAAAACACGAACTATCATTGAATGCTTTTTGTTTAGATGCTAAACTTCATCAAAGTAATATTCACACGTTTTTAAATGGCAAGTCTTTAACAAGTAAAACGATCCAACGTTTAGCTAAATACCTAAATGAAAAAGGAATGTAATTAATTAAAATAAACATAAATGAAAACAACAATTAAAAGTGTAGCGGCACTATTAACCGTAATGTCTTTAACTTCATGTTATGACTTTAATAGACGCCAAGACGAATTAGACGCACAAAGTAAAGGTAAACAAATTCTTTTACAAGCCGAAAGTTCTAAAAAAGCGAAAGTAGAACAAGCGAAAGCTGATTACGAAAGCGCACAATTAGAAGCTAAAACAAAAATAATTGAAGCTGAATCAAGCGCACAAGCTAAATTAATTGAAGCAAAAGGAGAAGCTGAAGCTATAAAAATTGTTTCTCAATCAATTAATGGAAATGAAAATTATATTAAATTTTTGATGGCTAAAGGGATGTATAGCAATAATAAAGCTATTTATATACCTACCGAAGCTGGATTACCAATTTTAGAACGTAAATAAAATGAAAGCAACTATATTTATATTATTAGGTATTCCCGTTTTGGCGCTAATTTATTTTGGTGTTTGGGCAATAATTCGAGAATATTTTAGAAAATAACTAAGGCTCGGCAAAGTCAAAGGTGCGGAACGTAAAAAATTCCGCATTTTTTTTGTAAAAGTGTTGTTTATTTAAAAAGTTATATTAATTTTGAAGAAATAATTAAAGCAAAGCACTATGAAAACACGTAATTGGAAAATTGAAGCGGTAGATTTTTACAATAGAACTGGTTATTTCGACATTAACCTTGGTAGATTTGGTTACATGGAGTTACAATTTGACGTTGAATTTACCCGTGACGGTAACGAAGTAGAAGAAGCACAAGTTTATTTAACGAGATACGATTTATACGACGCTGATTACAACTACGTAAAACACGGAATACTAAACAACCGTAATTCAAAACTAATTTGTGAGTCCTTACAAGAACTAATTTACGACAATCCTACTGCATTCGGTTTTGAGTACGAAGACGAAGCTGAAGAACTTTTATACTGGCAAGAATTACGACGTGATGAGAGATATTAAAAAAAAAGTATAACTTTGTAATGTGAGATACATTCTACTATTACCGTTTTTTATAGCCTTGTTCGTTTTGGACAGGGCTTTTTTGGTTTTGGTATATTGGAAAAGTGTTCCTAAATTTGAAGACTGGGTATATAAAGACGAATTAATATTAGATTCTATTCATCGTGTTTGCGTAGGGTTATTAGTTTTATTAGTTGTTGAATATTCAATTTCAATTTTTTGAGTAATATATTTTTAATAGAATTAAGCAAGCATCATAACGAATGGGTAAAGATTGTTTCTACTTTTGGCGAAGATTATTACTGCGAAGATATCGTTCAAGAAATGTATTTAAAAATGGCAAAGCTGGATAAAGTCGAACGGTTCTACATAAACGGTAAACTCAATAAGAACTTTGTTTGGACGGTATTACGTAACATGGCTTTTGACTATAAAAAAAGTAAGTCACGGATAGTAAAGGTAAATTTAACTGAAGCTATGCAACTAAAAGACGAATACCAACCCGAAATATTAGAAGCGAAGAAACGTTTTGAAATAAAAATGATAGCGGAAATAAAAAGCTGGCATTGGTACGATCAACTGTTATTTGATTTGTATAGAACTTCCGGAATGAGTACACGACAAATTGAAGGGGTAACGGGTATAAGTTTTAAAAGCGTATGGAAAACAATTAAGATTTGCAAAATACGTTTAAAAGAGAATGTAGGGGAAGATTATCAGGATTTAATTAACCAAGATTACGAATTATTAAAATGAATTTATTAGTTTACTTGCATAAAAATAGATGCACAAATGAAGTTTTTTACGTTGGCGTTGGAAATATGTCAAGGGCTTATGATGAAAATAGTAGAAGTAAAGAATGGAAAGAAAATATTTCAGAATGTTATTTTAATGTTGAAATTATAGCTAAAAATTTATCAAAAGAATTAGCATTTAAGATTGAAAAATCTTTAATTGAAATGTATGGAATAAAAAATTTAGTTAATAAAACTAAAGGAGGAAGCGGGGCTTTAGGCTATAAGCATACACCTGAAACTAAAATTAAAATAGCTAAAGGACAATTAGGTAGGAAAAGGAGTAAAGAAGAAATTCAAAAAAGCATTGATAGAAAAAATGAATTATATTCACACACATATAAACATATTAAAACAGGTCAAATTTTCAAAGGATTAAAAAAAGCTTGCTTACATTTTGAGATAGAATATAATTTAGAAAGACAAAGAATTAAAAGAAATAGTTATAATAAAAATTTTGAACTAATAAAATAAAAACATGACAAGAAAAAGACGAACAAAAGCCGAAATATTAGCGGCTAAAAGCGAAGGTTTAGGGGACACAGTAGAAAAGGTTTTAGAAGCTACGGGAGTATCAAAGGTGGCGAAATGGTTACTTGGCGAAGACTGCGGTTGTGATGAACGTAAAGCAAAGTTAAACGAGTTATTTCCGTATCGTAAACCGTTATGCCTACAAAAAGACGAACACGAATATTTACAAGAATGGTTTAGTGAAACACGTCACTCAATGAAGCCTACCGAACAAAAGGAACTATTAAGAATTTACAATAGAGTATTTAAAGTAAATATGCAACCAACAAGCTGCGGTTCTTGTCTTCGTGATGTAATGAATAAATTAGAGATACTATTTAACACGTACGAAGATGCCAATTCCTAAACCACGAAAAGACGAAAGTAAAAAAGACTTCGTTCAAAGATGCATGACAGACGATACAATGACTTTTGAATACGAAGATATAGACCAACGTTTAGCGGTATGTTCAACAACTTACGAAGAAAACTTAACAAAAGACGAATTAAAAAATGGCAAAAGTAGGTAGACCAAGAAACTTAGATAGTCCCGAACAACTATACGAACTATTTAAAAAATACAAAGAAGACGTAAAAGCGAACCCGAGAATAAAAAGCGTATTCGGAGGTAAAGAGTTTGAAGAAAGAGCCGAGCCACTTGAAAGACCTTTAACAATGGAAGGTTTCGAGATATTTTGCTGGGATCAAGTAGGATGCGTTGAAGACTATTTTAAGAATACGAATAAAGCGTACGAAGATTTTTCTCCTATCTGCTTACGCATACGCAAAGAAATACGCGAAGACCAAATAACGGGCGGTATGGTAGGACAGTACAACGCAAGCATTACACAACGTTTAAACAACTTAAAAGAGCAAGTTGAACAAAATGTAACTGAAACTAAAATAATTAATTTAGGCAACGGAATTAACCCGAATGAATGAAGCTTTTAATCAAACAAGAACACGCTACATTTTATCTAAATGACAAAGTAAATACTGAATTATTATACGGTGGTGCGGCTGGCGGTGGTAAAAGCGCCTTTGGTTGTTTGTGGCTTATTTCAATGTGTCAAAAATACGCTGGCACTCGTTGGTTGATGGGTAGGTCAAAATTAAAAAGCCTAAAAGAAACAACGCTAAATTCATTTTTTGAGTTAACAAGCAAATTAGAAATAAACGATCAATTTGATTACAACGCTCAATCAAATATTATTTACTGGAAAAACGGTTCTGAAATATTACTAAAAGATTTATTTCTTTATCCAAGTGACCCTAACTTTGATGGCTTGGGTTCTTTGGAGTTAACGGGTGCGTTTGTAGATGAGTGCAATCAAATTACTTATAAAGCGTGGCAAATAGTTAAGTCGCGAATAAGATATAAATTAAACGATTACGGATTAATTCCTAAATTATTAGGAACTTGTAACCCCGCTAAAAATTGGGTTTATAAAGAATTTTATTCGCCAGATAAAAACGGAACATTAAAAAATTATAGAAAGTTTATTCAAGCTTTACCTAAAGACAATCCGTATTTACCTGATAGTTATATTCAATCATTATTGCAATTAGATAAAAATTCACGTGAAAGGCTTTATTACGGAAATTGGGAATATGACGATGACCCAAGCGCTTTAATTTCGCAAGACGCTATTGTTAATTATTTCAACCCCGTTCACTTAACTAAAGGCGCTGAAAAGTATATTACGATAGATGTAGCGCGTCAAGGTAAAGATAAAACGGTATTTCGTATTTGGTATGGTTGGGTTTGTGTTGAATCATTTAGAATAGAAAAAAGTGGTTTGGACGTTGTTGTAAAAAAAGGATTAGAATTTATTCAAAAACATTCAATACCTTTAACAAACGTAATAGCTGATGAAGATGGCGTTGGTGGTGGTGTGGTTGACTTCTTAAAATGTAGAGGTTTTATAAATAATGCGCAACCGTTAAAAGGCGAAAACTATTCTAACTTGAAAAGTCAATGTTCTATATTAACGGCTAAAAAAATAAGCCTAAACGAAATGGGCGAATTATGCAACGATAAAGCCTTGGTTGATATAGTTTCTGAAGAAATGGAGCAAATTAAAATGAAGGATATAGACAAGGACGGTAAACTGTCAATAGTGCCAAAAGAAATGATAAAAGAAAATATTGGTAGGTCGCCAGATGAGTGGGATAGTATTATGATGCGGTACTATTTTGAATTACAACCTAAAGGCGTTTATCACATTTGGTAAATAAATAATATTTCGCACCCGTTCAAGTATGCAAATAGTGTGAATTATCTTTACAAACTACAAAAACACGAATTAAAAGTTAATATATAGAATGAAAACAGAAATTGTAATACCTACTTCATTAAGTGAAATACCGTTAAAGAGCTACCAAGAATTTATGCGGGTAGTTGAAAAGTCAAACGACGAGGAATTTATAGGTCAAAAGACTATCGAGATATTTTGCGGCTTAAAAATGAAAGACGTAGTTAAGGTAAAGTGGAGTGACGTTAAAGAGTTGACCGTACATTTAAACGAAATATTCAAAGCGAAGCCTAAATTTCAAGCTACGTTTAAAATTCAAGATACTGAATTCGGTTTTATTCCTAATTTAGAAGATATGAGTTTCGGGGAGTACATTGATTTAGAAAGTAATATTTCTAACGTAGAAACTTTTCACAAAGCGATGGCGGTAATGTATCGACCTATCACAAAGAAACACAAAGAACGGTACGAAATATTCGAATACACGGGAACGGATGAATTTTCGGAGCTAATGAAATACGCACCGTTAAATGTTGTCATGGGTGCGACGGTTTTTTTTTCGAGTTTAGGAAACGACTTAGTTCAACATACGCTTACTTATTTGGAGAACCAGATGAAGACGAACAAGAAATTAATGACTACAGCGAAAGAGCGCAATTTAATAAAAGATGGGGATGGTATAATTCAATCTATGCAATTGCTCAAGGCGACCTTACAAAATTTGATGAAGTTACCGGATTGGGAGTTCGAAAGTGTCTTACATGGCTTACCTACGAAAAGCAAAAACGAGAAATAGAAGAAAGGGAAATTAAAAGAATGACAAAAAATGGCTAATTATTACACGATACTTTACACGCTTAAAAGCAATTTAGAAAACGATCCGTTTATTAACACGGTAACGCAAGGCGATATATTTGCGGTTGACTTGGCTAAACAAACTATATTTCCGTTGTGTCATATTATAGTAAACAACGCAACGTTTGAAAGCAATATAATTCGTTTTAACGTAAGCGTTATGGCAATGGATATTGTAAACAAGTCAAAAGACGAAGACACAAATGTATTCGACGGTAACGATAATGAGATATACGTACTTAACACAATGTTATCGGTATTGAATAGGCTATACGAAGAACTTCGACGTGGCGACTTATTTACTGATGCTTTTCAAGTAGACGGTAACCCTACATTAGAAGCGTTCGCTGAAAGGTTCGAGAATTATTTAGCTGGTTGGACTATGACTTTCGATATTTTAGTTCCTAACGAAATGACCGTTTGTTAATGAGTGAAAGATTAAAGGCGCTTGAAAAGTTTCGTGATTTAGTAGTAGCTGAAGCGAAAGCTAATTTACAAAGTATGGGTAAAAATTCAAGTGGTAAATTAAGCAATTCAATAAAAGGCGAAGTAAAGGAAATGCCTAATTCAATAGGTATTTATTTCGAGATGGAACCGTACGGTAACTTTCAGGATAAAGGGGTTGACGGTAAACGAGTAAAACACGGTTCGCCTTATTCGTACAAGGATAAAATGCCGCCACCAAGTAAGCTGGATAAGTGGATAGTTCGTAAAGGTATTGCACCACGTAACAACGGTAAATTTGCCGCTCGTTCTGTTTCTGCTGCGGGGTTTAAAAAGAGTATTCAATTCTTAATTGCACGAAGTATTTATTTCAAAGGAATAAAACCAAGCCTATTTTTTACCAAGCCATTTGAAGCTGCCTACAAAACTTTACCCGACACGTTAATAGATAAGTACGGTTTAGACGCCGAAAAGCTTTTAACACAAATATTAGATGAAAATTTAAAGACTAAAAAATGAGTATTTTCGCACGTTCGCCCTATATAGTAGAAATATCCGAAACTGGACAAGACGGTTCTAAATTAGAAGTATTTATTTGGAACGGTACGGGAAGCGCACCCGCAACCCCTACTTACACTTTGAGTAAATTAATACCCGCTTCAAACAACGTAAAGACGTATTATAATGTAAGCCCGTATATTCGTGAGTACATTACATGGAATACAAGACAAGAAGTTTATAATACTTTTGCCGCAACCGACACAAGTCAATGGTGCAACGTTCAATTGAAAAGGTACAAATTAGACAGCGGTACATATACCTTATTAAGTACAAATTCATACGTTGCTTATGACGGTTTCGGTTGGTACGAAAACGGTAGTAATTATTCACCTACGTACGACATATTACACGACGAAGGAACGTTTTTTTATTACTACGATGGCACAAGTCCAAGTACAAATTCGAGTAGAAGGGCAGGTCATATAATGGTTAAAACTTTAACTACGTACAAAGCTAAATATACTAACTTGGTAACGGCGGCTACATTCACGCAAAACTTGACAAACAATTCAATTTTAGACGTACCGAGGGTTTATGAAAATTATTATTCTGCTGGAAATAAGTTAGAAATAATTATAAATATTTTAGGTAGTGATGTTACTGTTTGGACTGGTTATTTTAAACCATTTGAACTTTGTAGATATACGCCTGTTTTATGCGACTTTGTAAACCGTTATGGATGCTGGCAAAGAACGTATTTCTTCGCTGCGAGTAACGACGTCTTTAGCGTTGAAAACACGGAATATAATTTAATGCAAAGCACGTTCCCGAATTACAATACATTAGAAGGTCAAAGAAAAACGTTTAACACAACTGCGAAAAGGAGCATTAAAGTAAACACGGACTGGGTAACTGAAAGCTACAATGATTTACTTGAACAGCTGATGACAAGCGAACGAATATTGTTAAATAGTTTACCCGCTAAAATTAACACGAAGCAAACCGAGTTATTCAAAAACATAAATCAAAAAATGATTAACTACACTTTAGAGTTTGACTTTGCTTTCAATGCAATAAACAACGTAATATGAGACAAGTACAACTTTATATTGAAGGTCAAAAGGTTGAACTATTTGAAGACGAACAAATTAATGTTACTTCGAGCGTTCAAAATATTAGCGATATTTCAAAAGTATTTACGGACTTTTCGCAAAGCTTTACCGTTCCCGCTTCAACGGTTAATAATAGAATATTTAAACATTTTTACCAATCCGATATTGGTGACCCGTTAGACCCTACGACGTTATTCGATTACAATATAAGAAGGAGCGCATTAATAGAAATTGATTTAACTACTTTTAGACGTGGTAAAATATCAATTGAAAAGGCGAATATAAAAAACGGTTTACCTGAAAACTATCAAATAACTTTTTACGGCGAAATACGAACGCTTAAAGATTTGTTTGGTGAAGATAAATTAAACACATTAGATTTAAGCGCTTACGAATTTACATTTAGCGCTACGGAAATTTACGACCGTATAACGGACTTAACTACAAATTACGATGTTCGCTATCCGTTAATTGCAAGTAATAGATTATGGCAATACCACCACGGTACTGAAGACGTAACAAACAATGCGCACGCAATACGCTACGATGAACTATTTCCCGCTATAAAAATAAGTAGGTTATTTCAAGCGATCGCAAATGATTACGGCGTTACTTTTACGGGAACGTTTTTAAGCGACACAAGGTTTAACCAAGTTTTTTTATACGGCAAAAATACAACGGAATACACTTGGATAAGTGAAGCAAGTAATATTGATATTGACCAAATAACGGCAACGGTAGTTGACCCGAGTTTACCGAACCCCGCGAATTACGTAGATATATACGGAAGCAAAATAAACATTGAAGAACTTTCTGGAGTTTATGCGCACATTATAAGCTTTGATATTTTAAGTCAATCAGTAGCGGGTACATGGTACATTGATATTTTTCAAGACGGTAATTATTATCAAACCGTACAAGGTACTACGACGGGAGTTTTCGGAAATGTAACTTTCATAAATACAAGTGGCTTGGACACGGACGTAACTTTTCAATTACGTGCTGATGCAATAATGGATGTAGACATGAATATTATCTACCAAATAAACGGAAACAA